CCGACCAGACAAAGGCAGCAATGGTTGCGTTAGCGCGGGAGGGGATCATGCCCATGCTGCAGGTTCACGATGAACTGGCATTGAGCGTCAAGACAAAGGAAGAAGCGCAGCGTGCAGCAGAGATTATGGCAACGTGCGTCAATATGCAAATCCCCAGTCGGTGCGATGTGGAAGTCGGACCGAGCTGGGGTGAGGCTAAGTAATTAGCGGATGCGGCCGTTTAGGCGGTCCGCTACCAATTGCGCGTAGCCGGCAATATCTAACCAGTGATCAATCACATCAGGATTGCCGTTGATGATGCGGCCAACCTTATGCAGGATCATGTCCAGAGATTCGGCCTGATCATGTGCCAACGTCTTGTCACGATTGTTTAGAGCATTCTGTACAACACGTTTTAGCATCTGAATGACTTCAGCGCCCTCGATGAACTTGCCGTACTCCACGGCCCGAGCGTCAAGGGTTGAGTCTACCTGATCAGGGAAATCAAACATCTCAATTTCCAGTGGTGCCGGAGCAAGCGTGGCTAACTGCTCGGACCTTTTAGGGAAATTAAAGCCTGCCTTCTTCATCGTGTTACGCAAAACATAGATGGATTGCTTGGTTAAACCGAAGCGATTTGCTATCTCGTTGACCGAGGCGGCAGGATTACTCTGCATAAATGAGCGCGCTTTTGCAGTTTTTGTGTTTTTACGTTTCATATTGGACTTTCTTCATATTGCGATTGCTCGCGTTGGGTTGGTTTAGGAAACATCTTTGGGTCTAGTCTCGTGAATGGCCACCACGCCATCAACTCCTCTTGACTCAAAGCTTTTTGTGGCTCTTGGGACTGCAGCTTCTTTTGATTTTGTGAATACGTCATAATATTTCTTAGGCATCGGTGCCTTTTTATCTAACAAATTGCGAAGCCATTCCGCTCCGCCTAACTGGTTTAAAATCATCCACTGTCTATCAGACATCCTCACTTGTCTTCCTAACAGTGGCTCGGGTGGTTTTGGCCTTGGCATGTTCTTTTAAATTCCTTGTCGTTACTCGTTTGGTCCAACAGCAAGCGCATATCCATCTTGCTGCACTCATTTGTATTCCACCTTCCGGTGGCCGCATTTCTTCGCATTTATTGCAAAGTTGTAATTGATGGACATGCTGCTTGCTGCCAAGCTGCAGGTGATGACTGGTAAAGCTCACGTTTTCATATTCCTTATGTAGACAGCAAAACTGTCTATTGTGTCAGGGTTGAAAGCCTTCATCTTCTGAATTTCCTTGGCCACCTCTTCAAGGACCAAGTTGCGCTGCATCGGAGAAACATAAAGATCGTAGTGATACGGCTGACCTTCAATGTCCTTCAGGATCTGCTTGCCAAGGTTGCTGTGCTTTTCCACATCGTTAAAAGCTTCGTCCTCTTCTCGTGTCCAATCGGTCATGTGTTCTTCTCTTTGAGTTTGGCTTCAATAGCATTTGCAAACTTCACCCAAAATGGGTTGCTGTCAACAATCTGTTTTACTTGGTCGTAAACAAAAGATTGCTCCTCATCTGTTAGCCCTACCCATGGCTTTAAAGTCTTTTGCACTTCAGCCTGAGCCGCCATGCCATCCTCGTATCCTTTGGCATACACCTCGTTGTCCGCTTCAATCAATTGTTTGATGAGACTTAAACTTTCCTCACAAACTTTTGTAAGGCTCTCTACAGCAATAGCACGTTTGATAATCATTTTTTCTCCTCGTATGAATTACATTCTTCCAACCATGCAGGGTCAAAGCGCCACGGCCAATCAAACTGGCCATTCTTTGCCGCCCCCGCATCAGCACTGACCAAGGCCCGAGGCTCAAGGCACTGAATATGATAGGTCATGGGCAAAGGATCATGGTTCACGCACTTATGGCAGTCAGGTTTGCTCATACTCATCCTTTATCTTCTGACGATTAATCATGGCCTGCATGGGATCAATGTCCCCCATCAGCACTTCAAGTAGCAGACGATCTATTGCCTTCAAATGCTTTTCCAGTTCCGCGTTCTTGGTAACAAACTCCCCGCATGCAGCAACATAGGGCCGCAGCAGTTCTAGTTCTCTTTGCTCAGTCATAAGATTCTTCTCTCCTCATTTCTTCAAAATAAATAGGTGCGTCCTGCTCTATCCGAAAAATCACATCCGGATGCAAAACCCCGCTCAAGTCCACATTACTGTTAGGCAAGAACACCGAAACAAGCGTCCATACCTCCGGATAGTCCGGCTCCAACTTCAAACCAGACATGGGCTCAACAGAACCAACTTCCGCCGGCTCATACTCAAAAAAACATTTGAGGTCAAGCCCCAACTCGTCGCATTCATACAAAAATTCATGCATAGTTACCCCACAGTCAAAATTATTAGAAAACCCACAATCAACGACCCCAACGTCACAGGCCACAAGGGCACAGGACGATGGACCGAGGACCATCCCATCAAAGCTGCCTGCACAAGCTCCTCCGACGATGTCATCTCAGGAGGCTTTGGCTGATACAGCAGCCCTATTTGTACCTTGCCAGTGTTAAACGGCGTTACACGCCCGTTTGTGCCGCTTACAGAAGTGAATTCATGCGCATTAGTGATCATAAGATGGTCCTGTCTTAGCCTTGGCTCTCATAGCATCCTTGTACGCATGCTCAAAGCCCTCCAAAAATACCTCAACGGGTACGTCTAATTCTGCTGTCAGAATGGCAGAAGATACAAGGCACGCGTACCAAGCTTCCGATGGTTTTGCAAAAGTATTTCCGCAAAAGTTAAGCAAAGTCTGCGCATTGTCCATGATCTCTTCGATCTGTTTATCCGGTTTGTATGGTAATTTACCCATGTCACTATCCTTTCTTTGTTAATGGTGTTTGTCTAAGTAGACGTGGTTATTATCATGCTTTTAGCTAGTTAGGTCAATTACGTTGAATGTACTATTTCCTAGGGGTTTTCCCTAGGTTTTGGGGTTTTAGTGTGGGGCTGTTTAAATGTACAGTGGTTGGGGGTGGAGGGATCGGGGACCGCGGACCGAGGGTCAAAAAGGGGAAAAATGGCTCAAAAAGTAATACTAAGGTTTAGGTGCTATAGACCTTTTAGGGGTAAGAGGTGTTTTTATTTTTATTTTTGTGAGATTTGACGTAATAGACGTAATGCTGTAAGGAGTCAATGAAATCAATACGTTACGAGCATTCGGCAAATTACGGCAAGAGATTCAATGTAATATTTTCAGGGGGGCTCCGCGAGATGAAAAGTGAAAAAATAAAAACACACTACACCCTCCAAAAGTTCTATAGGGAGCCCTGATTTGCTTTTTGGCCTTGACTCTTGGGTTGACACTCGTTATACTCGTGGTAGTTCTTTTACGGGAGTTAATGATGGTACATATTGATCAGGGAATAGCCCTGCCAACCAATCGATCCAAATACCCTTTTGGTGAGATGGAGGCGGGCGATAGCATCCTGTTTGGCGTGCGCAAGCAGGCCGAGAGCTGCCGTGTCGCTGCCCTTCGCTTCACACGAGTGCATCAGCCTAAATGGGTGTTCACGCTGCGCAAGGTGGACGATGGTTGGCGTTTGTGGAGAATCAGCTAATGGCCAAGAAAGACGTTTGGAATGTTCCCCCTGTCATGCCTGACAAGGCACAGAAAAGAATGTCAACCGAAGTGGCCCCGCTACGGCAGCAGCGTCGCAAGCTAACCGCCAAGGAATGGACCTTTGTTACCGAGCTCGTGAGTGGGGATGGGCGGGTAACCATGAAAGAGGCTGCTATAAGGGCCGGATACAAGGCCACCAGCGCTTCTGTCATGGCATGGAAGCTTACCCACCCTGATATCAATCCGCACGTTGTAGCGGCCATTCAGGCCTATCGTGCTGACTTGGCGTCCAAATACAACACGTCCTATGAGCGCCACATGCGCGATTTGCAGATCATTCGCGATAAAGCCCTTGATGCCGGTGCATTTGCAGCAGCCGTCCAAGCAGAGTATCGTAGGGGCCAAGCTTTGGGAACGATCTATGTGGAGCGCAAAGAGATCCGCCACGGCACAATTGACAGCATGAGCAAGGAAGAGGTGCAGCGCAAGCTTGATGAGCTTAAAAAGCTGTATGGTGGGCCTCCACCCACTGCCTTGATCGATGCGGACACGGGAGTGGTGATTGAAAGTGCAGCAAGAGAAAAGGATCCCGAGTTCGACG